TGATTTTGAGATGTTGTATGGAAATCTTAAAGCACAAGAAACAATTAAGTTTTGGAGTACTTCATTCTTAAGAGGAACGACATTAGATAATGCTATTGTTATTGTTGATGAATATCAGAACCTTAATTTTCATGAATTAGATTCTATTATTACTCGTATTGGTGAAAATAGTAAAATCTGTTTCTGTGGAGATGCTAGACAGACAGATCTTGTAAAGACAAATGATCGTAATGGTATTGTAGATTTTATGAACATCTTGCGTAAAATGCCATCTTTTGATATAATAGAATTTGAGATAGATGACATAGTTCGTTCTGGACTTGTCAAAGAGTACATTATCGCAAAAATGGAAGCAGGTATGTAATGTTTAATCATGTTGATTTGAAACTCCCTAAACTTTCTAGGGAGACCATAGATGGAGTTCGTTATTATTCTGTTCCAGATGAAGATGAGTTACTTAAGTTAGTTTCTATTACTTCTGTAACTAGTCATTTTAATAAGGAAATCTTTATTAATTGGAGAAAGAAAGTAGGTAATGTAAAAGCAGATAAAATCACGAAAGCGGCAACAACCCGTGGAACTGATATGCATACTCTTACTGAGCATTATTTGAAGAATGATGATCTTCCAGAAGTGCCACCTATCTCAGAGTTTCTCTTTAAAATTGCAAAGGTGGAACTCAATAAAATAAATAATATTCATTCTTTAGAAGGTTCCCTATATAGTAAGCAACTAGGTATCGCTGGAACAGTTGATTGTATTGCAGAATATAACAACGAATTGTCGATAATAGATTTTAAAACTTCTAAGAAACCCAAACCTAGAGAATGGGTAGAGCATTATTTCGTTCAGGCAATGGCATATGGATGCATGTTGTATGAATTAACGGGAATATCCGTCAAAAAACTTGTAATTATCATGGCTTGTGAAAATGGAGAATGTGTCATCTATGAAGAATACGACAAATCAAAGTACATCAAACTTCTCAGCGAATACATTAGAAAATTTGTTGGAGATAAATTGGAACTCTATGGAACCGAATAAAGAACTGGAAGAGGCATTAGAAAAGAAATTTTTAACACCTTCTAAATTTGCTATTGAAATTGAAAAAATAGTATCTGAGGATGAACTTAATTATATTGATGCTATCTGTCACTATTGCGAAGTTAATGGACTTGAGGTAGATTCAATAACAAAATTAGTTTCAAAACCATTAAAAGAAAGATTGAAGTATGATGCTATTAATCTTAACTTTATGAAAAAAACATCGAGGGCAAAACTACCTTTATAATGAAAGTGACTCCTTTTGAGACTTATAGAACTTATCTCTCAATGAAAAGTCATTTTACTAATCCTAAATTTGACTTTTTTAAATATGGAGGTAAGTCACGAGCTACTATGGCATCCTTTAATAAAAGAAAGGATAAGTATTGGTTCGAAAAAACTTCTAGAAAATATTCTGATGAAGAAATTTTAAATTTTCTATTGGCAAATTTTGTAAACACTGACAACCCGCAGAACTTATGGATTGGAGAAATTATCAATTCTGGAGAAAGAAACTACGCAGAGTGGATGAGACGCAAACAGAGTTTGACTTACTTATTCAAAGAACAAAGCACCGAATTACTATTGGGCAAAAACTTGAACGAAGTATTCGATTGTTCCAAGAACAAGCATCCCGTGGTACTAAAAAAGTATCTGGGTGGAGAGATCTCGCTAGAAACGCTTACGATACTGGAAAAAGTCTTTTCTTTCGTAAGTAAATTTGATAAGAAACTTACAGACCCAGTATGGGAAACCGTCAGTTTAAAAATTAAAAAATATATTCCCTTCATAAATATTAATGTATTCCACTATAAAAAAATCTTAAAGGAGGTTATTAATTATGGCTCTTGAAAACAGTGAAGTTCTACAGAATTTAACAACACAATTTGAACAAGTTACAGAGCAAATTGCTACATTAACTAATACTCGTATTCGATTATTAGGTGCTATTGAAGTCCTTCAACAAATTGAAAATAGTAAGACAGAAGAACCAGCACCTGCTGAAGTTTCTGAACCTGAGGTAGTGGAGGAAAATGAGTAACTTTTTCGATTCTGAAATAGTTCAAGAAGAATTGAACGAAATTAATGAATTACAACGTGAAGTTTATGGTAAGATACTAAATGTAATGAATCTTACTACTAAAGAACAAGTCGAACATATCGATAAGTTAAAATTGTTATTAGAAAAACAAAAAGTCATGTATACAAGATTATCTTTATCAGATGATCCACAGGCTCTTAAATTAAGAAATCAAATAGAACAATCAGTTGTTATGATGGGTTTCCCACAAGGAACTGACGTGAATATGCTATTTGATGGTATGGATAAAACCATAAATGATTTAAAAAAACATGTTGACTAATCATCAATTCTTTGCTATAATCTAAACATCCAATTAAATCCAAATTAATCCGAGGTAACTTAAATGTCGTTTGCTAATCTTAAAAAGCAATCAAAACTAGGCTCTCTTACACAAAAACTTGTGAAAGAAGTCGAAAAAATGAATAACACTAACGGTAATAATGATGACCGTTTATGGAAACTAGAATGCGATAAAAGCGGTAATGGATATGCCGTTATTCGATTCCTTCCTGCTCCCGATGGTGAAGATCTACCATTCGTAAAATTGTACTCCCATGCCTTCCAAGGTCCTGGTGGTTGGTACATAGAGAATTCTTTGACTACTCTTAGTCAAAAGGATCCTGTTTCTGAGTTTAATACTACTCTCTGGAACAATGGCACAGATGCTGGTAAAGATGCTGCTCGTAGGCAGAAGCGTAAACTCACATACATCAGTAACATCTATGTTGTAAAGGATCCATCAAATCCTGAGAACGAAGGTAAGGTATTCTTGTACAAGTATGGTAAGAAAATCTTTGACAAACTAACTGCTGCAATGCAACCTGAGTTTGAGGATGAGGAAGCAATTGATCCATTTGATTTCTGGCAAGGTGCTAACTTCAAGTTGAAGGCTAAGAACGTTGCTGGTTATCGTAACTATGATTCTTCTGAGTTCACTGCTGTCACTCCATTATTGGATGACGATGATGCACTTGAAGGACTCTGGAAGAAAGAAAACTCTCTTCAAGAGTTTGTTGCTGCTGATCAGTTCAAATCTTATGATGAACTGAAGAAGCGTCTTGAGTATGTTCTTGGTAACAAGACACAAGTACGTCAAGATCCTGAAGTAGCAGATGAAGAAGAACGTGGTTCTGCAGAACAATTAGTTACTGCTGCAACATCATCAACATCTATTCCAATTGGAAGTGGTTCCGAAGAGGAGGACGATACATTATCATACTTTGCACAACTCGCTGCAGATTGATACGAGAAAGGGGTCTTAATTGACCCCTTTTTTTTATGGCATTGTGACTCTAGTATTTTCTGTTCGAATCAGATCATCATTTATATATTGAGAAGAAGGAGAGTAAATCATTTCATCTCTCATATCATTTAAGAATTGTTGTAGATATTCCCGTTTTAAAATATAAATTGATCTTTTTTTATTATTTTTCAGTACTTCATATTCATAGTTAGTAACTGGAGTAACAGGATTTAGAGTTGCATTATATACATCTGGATTTGGTATTGTAAATGTAGAATTTACTACTTTACCTTTAGGTAGAATTAATTTACCATTCAGATCTTTAATTTCTTTTGTTTCCCAATGGCGAACATCATTCAAAGAATCTTCATAAACTTCTAGAGAATAATCATACAATTCCTTACTTGATAGTGGCCAATCATTTCTGACATTAATAATACCAGCAGTCATTAAAACAACCCAATCTAATTCTGCACTACCATAGAATTCTTCGGCAACAGTATCAGGTCTTGCACCCTCTACAATTTCATATTTATTGAATAGTGTAAAAACATTTTGTAAGTCATCACGTATCTTAGTTCTTCTGAAAAGATTTTTGACACGTAAGTATCGACTAGATGAATTACTATCAGATAAAAATGACTGATAATCTAATTCTGGTAGTTCTCTGAAATATCCCATTTTAGTAACCTACTGTATTATCTAATGGTTCGTTTGTATCTGGATCATCATAATCAATATCGTAAATAGGTTCTAGTTCTTTGAAGGTTAGATCCATTACCATAGAAATTGGTGTTCCGTCATCATAAGTAGCATAATTACCTTCACCAGTATAATTAATTGCTAGATCTTGTAATATACATTGTTTAAACTTATGTAAGAAATTATGTTCTGATTCTCCTTGTCTATATCGTAGTTCAAAAATATTAGGTGTATTTAAAAATAAATTAGAT